AGATGAGGAGGGGCTCAATGGAACAGAGTGATCATGATTATTTAGTGGAGTTATTGAATGCAGACAGTGTATTTTATGCTAGAAAATATTTTGGAGGTTTAAATGGCACGTCCTAGTGGAGAGAAGACACGTTGTGGAGGACGTTGGACAGAAGCTAAGTGGAAGTCCTTCATTAAGAATCAACTAAGAGGAGCTACTAGGAAGTGGGCTCCTATACAAGACTGTTTACGTAATGCAAGAGTGAAGAGGGGCTTCTACTTATGTGCTGACTGTGGAGAACATGTGGCCAACACTATTAAGCAAGGAGCTAAGCGGGTGAAGAACGTGTTCATAGATCACATTGAACCCATAGTGCCCACTACTGGATGGATCAGTTGGGACTCATGTATAGAACGTATGTTCTGTGAGGAGGATAACTTGCAACTGCTATGTAAAGAATGTCACGATAAGAAGAGTAAAAAGGAAGCTGCTGAGAGAGCACACCATAGACGTATAGCTAAGGAGAACAAATGACAGACAACACTGAACGTTATTACAAGGAACTCTCCTTGTTCAATCACATAGAGAATGCCTCTCATAGGGCATGGAACAGACTCACCACCATCTCCAACCTGAAGGACAAAGGACGGCCTAGAGATGCTGCTGGCTATCTGGACAAGTTAGATGAGCCGGGGCGTATTGGTGTGGGGCTTATGCTAATGGCCATTAGGAACAAAGGACTAGACACTGTGAAGGCTGAACTTAATAGGGGCATTGAATGAAAGCAATAGTTGTAGATGAGTTGCAAGAAGCTATGAAGAACGCTCTTGTTGATGCTTGGAAGGAAGTGGAGGGGCTGAAGAGGAAGGCTGAGTCAGATAGGTTGATAAAAGAGGCAGAGGACTTCCTCAAGGCAACTGAGCAACGCAGAAAGGTATGGGAGATATTAAATGAAACTACTAGTTATTCCTGATACACAAGTGAGAGCTGGTGTACCTATTGATCACATCAAGGCAGCTGGCAACTACATTGTTAAGCATAAACCACACCACATTGTAGTGATGGGGGATTGGTGGGACTGTCCGTCTCTCTCTCGCTTCAACACCAACCTAGAAGCTGAAGGACAGAGGCTTAAGGCTGACTTAGAGGCTGGTGATGATGCTATGATGGCACTTATGATGCCCATTATTAACTATAATGTTAAGCGTAAGTCTCAGAAGAAGAAAGGATATAAGCCTAAGCTTACATACATTGTAGGGAATCATGACCCACAAGTTAGACTACCACGTCTTATAGAGGAACATCCGATACTGGAGGGCTTCCTTGAAGATAAGACTAACAGGTTTCTTGAGGGACTAGGCTTCGAAGTAGTGGACTTCCTAAAGATAAAGGACATAGAGGGCATCCGCTTCTCTCACTACATACAAAATCCACACAGTGTTAAGGGAGCACCACTAGGAGGTCAGATTGATACAATGCTTAAGAATGCAGGGCATAGCTTTGTTATGGGGCATCAACAGACGTACAAGATGGGGAAGCACTACTTGTCTGATGGTACACAAAGGCTAGGCATTGTAGCTGGAGCCTTCTATGACCATGAGGAGCGCTATCAAGGCCCACAGGGGAACAAACATTGGAGAGGCATAGTGCAGCTTAATGATGTTAAGGACGGGAGTGCTGACGTCTGTGAGCTATCTCTGGACTACTTAAAGAGGAAGTATTTATGACAACTAAAAATAATGTATTGTTAGGGGCTACATGGTGTGGCCCTTGTAAGCGTGTTAAGGAATTCTTAGAGAGTAAAGGTGTGAGCTACACATACGTAGATGTAGACACAGAAGAGGGGCTAGGCCTAGCTAAAAACTGGCGTGTTAGGTCAGTACCTAGTATGTCTATAGATGGCAAGATAGTTAGTGGTGACAAGGAAATTATGGGGATGTTTAGTGAACAAGAGTAATAAAATATTGAGTGACGTAACCATCTTCAACAAGTATGCTAAGTATGTTGAGGAGAAAGGACGAAGGGAAACATGGGAAGAGTTGGTGACACGTAACAAGGAGATGCATCAACGTTCCTATCCACAGATAGCAGACCAGATAGAAGAGGCTTATAAGTATGTCTATGCAAAGAAAGTGTTGCCCTCCATGCGCTCCCTACAATTTGGGGGCCGCCCCATTGAAGTGGCCAACAACCGCATCTATAACTGTGCCTTCTTGCCAATCGACCACATTGATGGATTCAGTGAGCTTATGTTCCTCCTCCTCGGAGGTACTGGAGGAGGCTATTCTGTACAGAAGATATGGGTGGATAAGCTCCCAACAGTTAAAGGAACTCTCTCTGAGTCTAGAAGATTTCTCATTGGAGACTCAATTGAGGGCTGGGCTGACGCAATTAAAGTTTTGGTTGAAGCACACTTTCTCGGAAAGCAAGAGCCTAGCTTTGACTACAGAGATATTCGGGAGAAAGGCGCTGCGCTCATTACTACAGGAGGTAAAGCTCCCGGCCCAGCACCACTGAAACATTGTATTGAAACACTTAAAGGGAAATTAAATGAAGCGAAAGGCCGCAACCTCAAACCTATTGAAGTGCACGACATCTGCTGTATTATTGCTGACGCTGTGCTTGCTGGTGGCATTCGTAGGGCTGCGCTCATCTCCCTTTTCGACAGAGATGATGCTGAAATGCTCCGCAGCAAGTCAGGCAACTGGTGGGAAGCCCACCCCTATCGGGCAAGAGCAAACAACTCAGTGGTTCTGCCAAGAGGTGAGGTTGAGAAGGAAGAGTTCTACGAACTAATGAAGATAGTGGAGGCTAGTGGTGCTGGTGAACCGGGCATCTACTGGACTTCTAATGAGGAGTGGGGGACTAATCCTTGCTGTGAAATAGGTCTGAGACCGTTCCAATTCTGCAACCTCTGTGAGTTAAATGCAGATGATGTAGAAGATCAACACGACTTGAATGCTAGAGCTAGGGCTGCAAGCCTCATAGGGACTCTACAAGCAGGCTATACAGACTTCCACTACCTACGCCCTATCTGGAAGCAAACTACCGAGAGCGAGGCTCTAATTGGCGTAGGAATGACTGGCATTGGATCTGGTGCTGTACTTAAACTTAACTTACGGGAGGCAGCTGATGAGGTTGTTGATGAAAACAAGCGGGTGGCTGCTCTTATTAATATTAATCCTGCCGCTCGGACTACTACTGTTAAGCCTAGCGGTACTAGTTCCCTTGTTGTGGGGAGTAGTTCAGGGGTTCATGCTTGGCATAATTCTTACTATGTTAGACGAATGAGGGTGGGAAAAGATGAAGCATTATATAGCTACATGGTTAAAGAAATGCCAGAGCTGGTGGAAGATGATAAGTTTAACCCTAAGGGAGCGGTATTGTCTTTTCCTCAGGCTGCTCCGAGAGGTGCTATACTCCGTACGGAATCCCCAGAATCTCTCCTCGACAGAGTTAGGTTATTTAATCTTGACTGGGTTCGTCATGGGCATGTTAGTGGGGACAACACCCATAATGTTAGTTGCACTATTTCTCTAAAGGACGATGAGTGGGGAGGCTGCATTGACTGGATGTGGAGTAATAGAAATGAATATAACGGCATCTCAGTTCTGCCTTATGATGGTGGCTCCTATGTGCAAGCACCATTTGAAGACATTACAGAAGCTAGATACTATGAACTGGAAAGTTCCCTCACTGCAATTGACCTGTCGAAGGTCACAGAGGAGGTTGATAACACAGACCTATCAGGAGAGGCAGCATGTGGCGGAGGATCTTGCGAAATAACTTTCTAACAGGCAATAAAAAAGGAGAGGGGCATACACCCTTCTCCTTCTTCCTTACTACTTAGCTGTCAATATTCTGTTCAACCTGCTCACCTCAGAATATATCCTCTCTTGTCCTTCCTTCAGGTAGGACATGCTAACCTGACCTCTAGCAATTGCCTCTGCCATCCTGTGGAGTTCCTCATCCTGCCTCCTCTGTTCAATAGCCATCACCTCAACTACCTCTATAGCATTAGCAAGCCTCTCATCTGCAACATCCATTTTACTTTGGGTGGTAGTGTATACACCTAAGAGCCCCCCAGACACAGCTATAACAGCTGTCCCCGCAGTTATCCAATCTGGCAGGTCACTTATCATCCCCTACCCCTCTTAAACCAACTCTTAATTTCATTATACATCACCTGTGGAGCTGGCAGTAGCCAACCCAATATTAGTAACAACACCACCCAAGGGGGCATCTCCTCTACGTTAGTGGTGTTCACACCCCCTGTAATGCTCTCTGACACTATCTCAGACGTGTCCCCTACCCTACCTACCACTGACTCCTCCTTGTCGCCTATGGTGGTGTCTACTTCTAAGCTAGGCCCACCCCCACTATCGAACAACATCCCTGCTACATCAAGTGCTGAGCAAGACGCCAAGGTCAAGCTCAACAACAACACCACTACTTTCATAAGTCCACCACTTGTAAGAAGGAAGCTAAGAAAGCCATCACTATCTCGTCCTCTTCTTCTATTTGTTTAAGGAGTCGTCTTCTTTTACCAGACAAACCTCCCCCACCAGCGTAGCCACCCCCTACATCAACCTCCTCCTCATCACCCCTATAGTAGCTAGAGGCGTAGTAGTTTGAGGAGTGGTAGTTGCTGCCATACATCAACTAACATCCGTGACTATGGCTGTGCGTTGTCCATTACTATCCACGGTAGCAGTTATCCTATCTGTGCTATCCGCAGCATCCCTAAAGGTGACAGTGTTACCAGAGACAGCCACCTTACCAGCAGCTTCTGCTCTAATAAGCTTCAACTGTTGTTCAAACGTCTCCCCATTCTCCACCACCTTAGCAAACAAAGCATCTACTATATTAGTAATATCCTGTGTTGTTAGTGTAGTGGCGCCAAGGCTCTCTACTGTAGCTGGCTGGGGAGCGATGGTGAGCTGCTCTGTGCTAACCCCTACATCAACATCATTGTTCATCAGGGGAAAGGAGGTTAGTACGAGGTTCTCTGTATTACAAAATACGTTAGTGTTGCTAGTCACCACCGCAGGTATAGTTGTGATAGTGAGATTCTCTGTAGTGCAGAGTACATCATCACCCCTAGTTGAAGCCACAAAGGTGGTTAATGTGAGGTCAGCTGTACTACAAAGTACATCAACATCCCTACTTATTAACGTTGGGTTAGTGGTAATAGTTAGGCTCTCTGTTGAAGCCTGTACATTAGGATTACCTGCAACCTTGACAATGGCTGGATAGGGGGTGATTACTAGAGATTCTGTACTCGCAGACACAGCAGCATTATCACTCGCTATTACAACATCTTCTCTGTGTTCAAACGTCCTGCCATCTACAGCAGTATAGTTAATTACTACTTCATGTGTGCCTACGGTTAGTTTCATAGAGGGATTAGTCCTTCAATTTCTTCAAAATCAATATCGGGGTCAAGGTATAGAAGGCGGTTATTGATAATACCATCCCCAAAATACGCATTCCCAAATCTTAAAACGTCTTTTGTACTATTGTCTTTTAGCTTTTGAATCACGCTTTTAACTTGAGCATGACTCGTCAACCGTTGATACCCCTCCAACATACATGCAATCACCCCCGCAGTGTAAGGTGTGGCAAAGCTGGTTCCTGAAACTAGGGCATAGTGATCCTGTTCGAGTATGTCGGCTGTAACCAGATAGTATCCGGGGGCATAAAGATCAACACCTGAACCGTACCCCGTTGTCCCTCTGTACTGACTAGATGCTACTGACATAGGCAGGTCAAAAGCGTCAGTGGCACCGACAACAACAATATCTTCATGCGTCTCTGCTGGAAGAAGGAAAGTATTGTCCAAATCATAATTTTTATTAGCTGCTGCTATACAAACTATTAACCCGTCAGCAAAGATGTCATCATACGCTGCTGTCGCTGCTGGGGAAGGTGTATAATCCTTCGTTGAACCATAGGAAAAACAAACCACTGCGGGTCTGTTGGTTCCTGTTCTGGTCATGTAATGATCATACGCAATCTCGACTAGGCCAACCCATTCCATCTCGGTTAGATCTGTTCGTCCCTCAACAGCAACTGCCCAGAGTTGGCTGTCCCTTGCTATCCCGTTGTGATTGCCCCCCGCACATGCTGCAACCTGTTGCCCATGCCTGAAGCCTGTCCCGTTTGTTGTGTCAATAAAATCCGTATCCCCCACCACCGCGCCATCTGTCACTAAGCCCCCACCGAAAGCTAACCTATTCGGTGCAAACTCTCTATGAGACGACCTGAACCCCGCGTCTAGGACGTAAATATCAACCCCTGAGCCTGTCCTTTTAGCCCTATACGGCAATGAATGATTAATCACAACCGGTGTTGTTGATTTGGTGAACGGGTTGTCACGCCTGATTATCCTATGTGGCCCCCATGAATGTCTGTGATCCCCGTAAAAACCAAGGTTGGGGTTGTTATCTCTCGCTGGTAAGGTTAAGACATCGGGGTTTGATACATCTACCTCTTGAGGTTCGATAGATACGTTGGGGGTAACTGTGCAGCTTTCAATACTCACATGGTCACGGAATGCAAAATCTTCTAGGTTACATTCAATGTAAAATATACGTTTAAATCGTGGTGTGTACGTATACCCCTGTTGAATGAGCAGAGCCTCAAACTCTGCATAGTTTGTTCCCTTTTTCAACACCGCGCCTATCATGATAATTTCTCGATAGTTCGCACGTTGTAGAAAGAGTGATCTACATACACGTTTGTGACGTCAGTGCAGTGAATCTGTATTAAATCACCTGCCACCACCTCAATTTCAGGGGATGTGATCATGGTGTAGTTACCGCTACCCTGCACCCTAGCAATAGGTGTGGTGGTATTGGAGTTTTTTAATACACTTACCGTGGGGTCCGGGTCTTCTGTATGTAATTGACAAACCACTTGAACCTTTGTTACACCCGCCGGGATGATAACGGCTCCCGCCGAGGCGTAGAAACCTGAATCCCAAACGATGTGATCAAAAAATACAACACCCTCGGGTTGCTGTGTCGTCGCCCCCATTGCGGAGATTTCTAAGTAGCACCCGTAAGAAGCATCTGTCTGCCAAGTGGGGGTAGTCACTCCTGTTATATACGCAGCTATCTCATCTAGCGTATACGCCGTTGCTGCTCCCCCTCCTGTCTCAATAGGCAGTAGGTCAGTCCCTGCTGGTACTGCTGTTGGGTTTATTGTTTTAAGTTCGCTAAAAGTAGCCATTTATCTTACCTCTAAAATTTGAGTCCCTGCACTTAGGGGCTGGTGTCCATCAAGTTCTTCCATTGAAGAAATCTCTAGTGGTACAACCGTTAGTGTTGCGTCGAAAACTGTACCACTGAAGTTAACCACCATAGGATTACCATCAACTGTAGCCGTTAAGGTTTGTATATCGTGGGAAGTTGTCCCCGATAGTTCAAAATCCCCGGAATCTTGACTGTATACAACATTCTGGATCTTAAGTATTCTATCCAGAGCTGCAACAGGATTGAGAGTAGCTACGTGTGAAACAGGGGGCAGACCTACTTCCACCACAGGTCTAAGAAACGAGAGGAAAGTTAAGGGATTTGAGTAGCCTGTAAAGTACGTTACTCCGTTATGATCAACCTCATTATCCTCAGCAATAACTGAGACGGTGTATGTTTCGTTCTCTATTAAATTAGTTAACGCATAACTAACACCGGCTATATCTTCTACGAATACTGTTGGGCCACCCTCTTGAACCACCTTCAGCTTGTATAGGAGCCCACCTTCGTAGAATACAGCTACATTGTTAAGTGTAGCGGTGTGCCCTATCAAGCCCAGATTAACAACCACAGGCTCTACAGTATACGCAGTTAATGTTTCAAGGTTGACGGTAGGGGTTACTACCCCTAGGTCAACACGGAGGGCACTCTCTACTACAGGGGATACTGAATTGAGGGTGGTAGGAGAGAGTATTGTCCCTATTGCTGTCCAAGCAGGGGCAACAGGGATAAATGAAACCGTTGGTGTATAGACATGCGGGTACTCAATACCACCCAGTCGCTCTATAGTCTGAACGCTTACATCATAATTATCATTCTCTATAAGTCCTGTTAAAGTATGGCTGGTACTGACTAAATCATTTACATAATTAGTACTAGCCCCCTCGATATGATCTACTTTTAAATTGTAGGAGTTCCCCGTAAAGGCTGTAAAGGGGTCTACAACTTCCAGTGTTGCAACGTGGCTTATAAGGCCTAAGTCAACCCCCACGGCTGCTACTTGTGCAACTGCGTTTAACGTTGCGCCAATAGTTAGGGTGGGGAGGTCGATAGCTACAGAGCTTGAGGCAGCTGTAAATGTTGCGACACCCGCAGACGAGAGGTAAACTGCCCCCGTTTCTTCTTGCCTCTGGAAAACCCTTACCTCATAGTCTTCCCCCGTTGTTAACCCTGTAAGTGAAACGCTGGTAAGTGAGGTATTCGTCACTGCACCTTGCGGATCACCTACTATGTTATAGCTATAGTCATAGGTGATTGCCATATATCTAGCCCCAGCTTACTGTTGCTGATGTACCTGTTACATCATTTACTTGTACCACAGGTGGCGTAAGTACTAAATCCTCATCTGGATAAGGAGCTACATCACCATCCGTACCTACTGAGATGTAGGTAAAGGCTGAGCTTTCTGTCCCTGCCGCGCCAGTGGTGCTAGGTGTAACAACAGCGAATGGTGTGTCTACAGCCAATCCTGTAGAGCCCTCGATGTTCCAATCAGTAGGCTCTTGATCTTCCGCCGATTCAATCGGGAACGCAAAGGTTACAAACCATGTTCTCTGGGCATAGGTACCATCCGTTTGTACCTTTATTCGGGAGGCCATGGGGATTGCCTCTGCGGTAGTTCCGGGGTCTACATCCTTTGTGGTGCCTAATCCTACTGTCCCTTGAACATAACTACCACCATCCATATACCCATTCAGGTAGCTAGAAGAGGGGATACCACCCCCCGTCTGGGTTATAGTGGGGTAGTACCTGAAACCATGCTTAGTTAGTATTTGGTTTGCTACGTATTGATATCGGGTAGCCTGATCGGTACGTACAAGGAGAACCTCATACGAAGTGTACATAGCTTTTGAGGTCATAAATGAGCTTGAGACTAGTTCAGTGGACCTCCAGTAATCAGCTGCTATTCCCCCTGCCGTAACTATGAAGTCCCCACCAGCGTCATTCTCCCACCACCCAAGGTCACTGAGCAGGGTGCCTACTGGATACTTTCTTGCATCAAAAACATATTGAGCCATGAAGTATTCCCCCTACTGTGAAGATAAGCCGCCAGCTGCTGGGCGTGCCTCTAAGTTTTCGCCATTGGTAGTGGCAACGAAGTCGTATGCATACACTGGGACTATGTTAGTGTCGTCCCCGCCAGTCGTATCTGAGTCATAGCAAACTAGCAGTTTGGCTAACGTGTTATCAGACGTGCCTCCCGCAGACGCCCATACTTGATCTGGTATGTCTATGACTAGAGTATCAGCGCCATTGTCAACTGTCACTGTGATACTGTCCGTATCTGTGAGTTCCTTACGTGCGTAGTTAGTAAAAGTAGCCTCTGTATTACCACCTGCTGCTAACAGTAGTGAGAGGTTTGCGTAGTCCCGTAGGGCTGAGTCCGCCTCTGATGCTTGCAAGAGGACAAGAGTAATCGCAGAGTTTGCTGGTGTGTTATCGTTTACATTAGAAAAGTAGGTTTTGTCCTGACCCTTCGCTGTGTTAAAAATGAAATCTGTCATGAAGATTTTCCTTATAGGTAGTGTGGGTGTGTCTTATTGCTGGCACAAGATTGTATACTTGGCCTGAGAAGGGTAAGGCTATGGGGCTGTCAAAGAAGCAATTCCATTGGCGTTCCAAGTAATGGTTAGTGTACCAATTGACATGTTGACTGGCCCTCCTAACTCTATGAAAGCTATAGCAGGGTTTCCTGCTTGTGTGGCGTTGTAGATGAGTCCCCAGTATGCATCAGTGTCGTTATTACCATCTAGAGCCCATGTTGGGTTGGTGGCTGAGTCCATAGTGCCTGTACCAGCACTCTCACTCCACACTGTTGACCAGTCGCCTAGAGACCCGCCACCAGCTACGTAGGTACCAGCTGTGCCTACCTCTGTAAAGTCACCTAGAGCTGGTGTAGTTGATGCTGCTGTAGGGTCTGTCGTGTTATCCAACACTGCCACTCTAATATCGTCTGTTGCTGCCCAACCTACAAAGTAGTCGAATGTTCGTGCTTCGTTGAACCAAGTAATATCGCCTGCTGCCATGTTATATCTTCCTATTATCTATGTTTAGTTGTTTGTGTGCTAGGTTGTTGGTGTTGCTGTGATGCCTGTAAGGACACCGCTATGATTTCTTTCTATTGAGAAGTTGTACGTTGGTCTTACTTCCACTTTGTTTGTTAGTTTAAATACCTTCTCTACAAGACCTTCTACATCTAAAGGGGGAGGGGGTGTGTGAGACAATCCCTGCACCACCTTCTCTATCTCCCCCTCTCGCTGTATACGAGCCTCTCTAAGCTCTTTTACAAGCTCCCCTATAATAGCCTCTAGGTCAGTGGTCAAGCTAACGCTAGAGAGGCTGTCAATAGCTTCTTTGATTAGAAGGGCATCACTTGAGTCTGCCAGCTTCTTATATTGTGTAGCCATGCTATCTCCTCCTACCACCCTTCACTTCAAAACGTTCCCCACTCTCTGGGTCTTCATACACACCATCGTCCATGCCTTTATACTTGTTAGCTTCAGCCTGTCCCATGAGTGCTTGTTGGAAGTCCTCTACTCTCGTTGGGGTTTGTTCGTTCCACTTACTATTAGCAGCCTCTCGAGCAGCCTCCCCATACTTCCCCTTCTTCATCAAGGCCCAAGTATCTTTGTGCTCCCTATTCCACTTAGTCCCCAGTTGGAAGTTTACAGAGGTGAGAGCTAGTAGGAGCTCTTCATTATCCTCCCCTAGCTCCCCTGCTTGCTTCTGAGCAGCTTTAGAGGCCTTAGTTATGTCAGCCTTAAGCCAAGCGTCAACAACCTCCTGTGGTATCTCTGTGCCTTCTGGATAGAGGGATTGCTCTTTCTTAGACAAGAGGTGACCTACCCCACCAGTAAGCTTCCCAAGAGTGTCCTTATAGGACTTACCTACAACGCCCTCTCTGAGCTTAATGTGCTCTACCACTTCATCCTCAACATCAGGAGGGTCAGCCCTTGCTACCATGGGGGCGAGAGTCCCTACAGGAACAGAGGGGCTTAAATCCTCTGCCCTCACCGAGAGTGGCATCAGTTTCCCCACTGGGGTTTTAAGTTCCATTAGACTTCCTCCCAGTCTCAACAGGAGTGCCATTAGTAATAAGCCAGATGTCGCCTGCTTCATCTACCATCTCCTCTCCCTCATACTGCGAATAGTCTACAACCTCTGGCTGTGACTCTTCTTGAGTAGAGGGTTCTCCATACTTGCTTGGCCACAGGTTAGCCCTCTCCCTCTCGAACGTAGGGGCAAACCCATCTCCAGAGACATTACCCATTGCATTAAAATATGTAGTGAGGGCTCCCCCCACTTCTCTGTTCATTTTGTCAGCTACACTACGTGTCCACGGATCTGGAGTCTTGGCCCTAAACACCACTTGACCACCACTGCTATCCATCTCTATGTCCTCCTCACTAACACCAAACCTTTGCCCCTCCCTCTTAAGCTCAGAGTCCACAAGGTCTTGGACTTTTGGGTAGACATAGTTTGTAGCATTGTTAATCAAAGTGTCTGCCAAATTTAACCTTGCTGTTGGTGTTAGACTGGCCAAGTTGTCCTTAACAAAAGACCCTACACGAGGCTGAGCCAACCACTCCAATAGCTTCTTATTCTGAGTGGGCTTGTCTTCAGCATCAATGTACCGATTAGCACCTTTCAGTGTGTTGTCAATATTAGTAGTGAGTTCTTGCAGATCAGCTTCAGGTTGCCCATTGGCTCCCATACGTGTTAAGTTGTCTATACCCTCTGTTAAGCTACCTAAGTAAGTAGCCATGTCTTCACTGTCTTCTGTGACATCAACAGGCTTGCCACCATCAACAACAGGCTTACTGTTCTGATTGAGAAACTGGAGAGACTTCTTACTTATTTTAGCAGCTAGTGCTGCGTTGTTATGACCTGTCAAAGTGGAAAGAGAGGACAGCTCAGCAAGCTCTGGGTCTGCTGTAAGCTGATTCTGCTGTGCCTGTGCAATCATCAACTTATTGCCATTCTCCACTTCTGTTAAGAGGTTGGTGCTGTCTAAGTTGTTTAGTGCCACGTCATACAACCCCAACAGAGGCTTAGCTAAAGCTTCCACTTGAGCAGGGGGTACGTTACGAGACATTTGAGAGACGAGAGCACCAATCTCTCCCTTGGCTGCTTGTAGTTGTGCCTCAGCTGCCTTCCTATCTATCTGTCCAGAAGTATAAGCTCCCACTACCTGCTTTACCTTATTCTTAGTAGGAGTTCTGTGGGTGGCTGCTAGGTTGGCAATGGCCACATAGTTCTTATCTGATATCTTCTTGTCAGCTAGGTCACGCTCCTCTTTAGCCAACCCCATTCTAGCCCTCTTAAGTCGGAGGCCTTCCAACTCTTTCATGTCAGAAGTGGATTGGGTAAGGGCCAATTGATACTCCTTCAACCCCTCCTCTGCTTCCTCTGGGGCGTCTGTCTCTAGGATATACCCAGCAACTACTGCTTCCCCCCTCACCTTCTTAAAAGCCTCCTCCTCTGGACTTAACTCTGTGAGGGTCTTCCCTAGCACAGTGGCTTGGAAGTCCTTCATCATCTTAGTCTTAGTCTCATGAGGAAGTGGTGAATCAGTAAAAGACTTAGTTAGGAATGTGTCTACAATAAGGGCTTGAGACCCATGCTTGGTGGCAAGTCCTCTGGCCCTCATCAACTCCTTAGAGAACAGCTCTTCCTGTCCAGAGATGGCAGCTTTCTGGTCTGCCTCTGCTGACGTTTTATACACCTGCCCGGCTTGTGCAAGGACATTGGCCACTCCACCAACCCCCTGTGCAAAAGCAGACATTCTCGTAGCAGCTGAGTTGTCTTGTACAGGGGCTTGTACAGACTCTACATCACTCAATTGCCTTTCTCTTGCCCCTAGCTGTGAAAAGTCAGCCATCTGTACTATCTCCCATCTGTTCTGTTGACATGATATACTCTATCACTTCACCTATTTGATCACTCACCCCAGCTCCATGAGCAGCCTCCATAAGGTCTTCTGTACGTACATAGTTCAAGTTTCTTTGAATGAGGCCTAATACACCATCATCCCCTTGACTCACATCTCTCATTAGCAACTTCATATACTCCTCTTGTTGCCCTGTGGAGAAGTCCGTAGCTGTCCAGAAACCCCTGAGCATATGTTGCTGAAACTCGTCCTGATCTACGCTAAGACCTTTTCTAGCACCAGCTTGCTTCTGTGCTAAGTATATCTGTTTAACGTCATCACGTGCTTCTTGAGAAGCTTTGTAAACATGCTGTTTAGTCTCTCTAGAATAAGCCTCTTGCAAGCTACCAAAACCTAAAGACTTAGCTAACATCTCAGGAGTGGTGATAGCTGTATCAGTGATGCCTGCTGAAGAGTTATAACGTCTGTCATACTCTTGTACAAACAACTCTCTAAAGCTCTTACTTAAGTTCATATAACCAGAGGAGAAAGAAGCAAAAGTTTTCATTAACTCCATACCAGACATCTCTCCCTCACCTTCAGGTTCTCTGACAAACTTGTAGGTCTCAGTGATTATGTTCATAGCTCTAGGGTTATGCCCAGCCCACAAGCTTAGTGCTGGAGCATTACTTAATATCTCCCCAACGTCTGTCGTAAGTAGCCCATGTATTAAGTCTAATGGGGCATTTGGGTCTACCGCGGCTAAGCTTGAGAAGTCAACTTGGGTGTTGTCATCAAACATTAGCTGGGCTGCCTTGTTAAACAACATCCCCTCTAGTCCATTTGCTATAAAGTCTCTCGTCCCCTCATCTTCTATCTCTAGGTTAGAGACTATTGAATAACCTATTCCTACAGGCATTGGTAGCACCACAGCATTGAAAGCTGCTAGCTTGGCTCGCTCTGTACGAGACAGAGCCCTATTAGTCATTTGCAACATAGCCTTGTGCGGCACTTGCATGAACTGGAACAACAAGGCTAAAGCATTCTTATTGTAAGGCATATCTCCAGCAGCATTCATGTTAAAGGTGTAATTACGAGCCTTGGCCATAATCTCATCTCTAGTACGTCTGCTTGCCAAGTCCTTCCCTTCTTCAAGCGCCCTGTTCCTGTGAGCCAACCAAGAGGACATAATATTAATACGCTCTCCTGCATCAAAACCAATCTTCCTGTTAGTCCCCACTACAGCCTTATGCACCTTCTTTATTCTGCTGAAGTGTTCAGTATCTACTAGGTGGTCTAGGCCTGCTTCAACTAAGTTGTTGCGGTCAATAGAAGCATCAAAGCCTGTCTTCCTATACTCTTCAGCTAGCGCATGGGCTTCATCAGCAGACATCCCTATCAGCTTGTTAAGTCCCTTGACATCCTTAAGCTTCCCACCAGTAATCATAGACAAATGTATTGCCATCGTGTCTCTAGCAAGCTTTTGGCTCACAACATATTTAGTGAAGTTAGCTGCTAGTAGAGAAGCCTGATGGCCCTGTACAACAAATTGACGTAGTGGGTTGAGGGCTAGGTAAGCATCAAATGCTCTTGCCTTGAACCAGGCTGTAGGACTTTGCACCTCATCCACTGTAGCACGTATAATTCTTTCACCAAGTGCAGACTTACCACCAATTAGGTCAGCCATACCATTAAGTAAGGCCTTCCAACTATCATCCAACCCATTCCTATAACCATTCTCTAAGTAGTTAATATACTCTAGGTTAGTACGAGCATCAGCCAACCTCTTGTTGGTGCTAGCCTCATCAACCTTGAAGTCCTCAGCCTTGCTGGGGAAGACAGTTTGTCCAGAGTTTGGATCAACCTTAACTAAGTCTCCATAGTCATTCATAAAGCGTTGTTTGTAACGTTCTATGTAGTCTCTCATTGCTGTCCGTCTAGAGATGGATCGTACTGAGTTCAGCAAGGCATCTGCTGGCCCCTCTACGGCCCCTAAGCCATTCCCTTGTATGTTTGTATCAGTTGACCCTAAACGATCACCACGGAGCCTCTGAGAGGTACGTCCAATAGAACTGTTTATCTGCCACTGATCATCTTCCATCTGCCCAACTGTTCTGTCCTTATTGTCCCTAAAGCCATATTCAACTGTAAGGTCATTGTTGCCTCGGTTCATGTTTAAGGTAGCAAGTTCAGCCTCTTTCTTTGTAGCTGCTGTTTTAACTGCTTGTGTTCTTACAACATTGCCTTCAGCATCTTTCACCTTCTTAATAACAATGTGAGGGTCTTTATACCGTACAGTGTAGTAACCTTCTCTGTAGTTCAACACTCTGTCAGTTTCCTGTAAGTCTTGAAGCATAGATTGGTTCTGCTTATTACGTACTAAGACATGATCAAAGTCCTTGCCATCAGCCTTCTCTGTACTACGGAGCTTGGCTAGTGTACCACCATTGTCATACAATTCATCTACCTCTTGTTGAGATAAACGTCTGGTCTTACCTGTAGCTGAGTCATAAACTGTCCCAACACCCTTGGTATTCACCTTCCCTACTTTACGAGCTACAAGCTCAGTGTTACTTCCTGCATCTATAAAACGTTGGTAGCCCCCTGCCTTAAGAGATTTAACTAAGTCTAAGTTCTCTAGGTGGTACAGTTGATCCCAAGAGTCTTTCCACTTGTCCAGTAGTCCTATCTCTTCACTACTATACCCCTTAGCTTTTAATGTCTTGTAAGGAGTTTTAACACCAGAGAAGTTATCATTCTTAATAACTTCCATAAGAGCTACTTGACGCTCTTTGTCTAATTTGTTGAAAGGAGCTACAAATGCCTCTGCATTTTTAATAAGAGCAGTTTCTATAGAAGAGGCTCTCTCCACTGCTACATTAGCACCAAGAGTGATGCGAGGGTCTAGCACTGAGTGGATGTCTAAGAGGTGTCTCTGTACAGATGACTTACCTTTCTTAGCTTGGTTGAAGAAGGGGATACGATCAAAGAAGTTTCTCTTCACCTGTAGCCTATCCCACTTAACATCCATTGGGTCAAAGTCGTGTTGGAAATTCACTTGTATTAAGTAGTCATCACGTAGGTTGGCTTTCTTAAACTCATCAGGAAGCTTCTTCTTCTTCTTAACTAAGACGTCTCGTATAGCTTGTTTAGCACCAATGTCCTTTAGGTTTGTCTCGACATACTCATCACCAACTCTGCGTAACACTGTTAAATCAGACTCCTCTACTCCATAGTCTCTAAGGGCAAACAATGTATTGTCTATGCCAACTTGTGGGTCTTTATAAGAGCTGTCAGCTGGGCCATACACATTCTGGTAGACAGCTGTTCCATCTTCATTTAGTTGGGGGCTCTTATACTGAGCCATATTAGTTCGATTAGTAATTCCATTTACTCGTTGTACTCGCTCTACACCCTTACGCTGGGCACTCAACACCTCGTCTGGACTCAAATCTATCCTTCCACTGTGTATGAAGTCCTCTACGTAACGGGCTAAGTCATATGGCTTACTCTCTACACTCCCATCTTCTACACGTACTTGAGGTGCTTCAGCATCAACGATGACATCCTCTCTTGTAGCTCCGTGAGTGGTCCTAGCAGCCTCATCAGTCTGCCCTGCCTCTGCTATAGCTTGTAACTTACGGGCTTCATCTGGGTTGACTTCAGCAGCTACCTTAGCAGGAGAGGTTGGTTGTATACGGGCTCTTAGTTTTCTAGCACCCACTTTAGCTAGGGCACTTGACTTAGTTGCTAACTTAGTCCCTCTAAGCACTCCGCCTAGACCAACTAAATCAGCAATGCCAACAATGTTGTCCAAGGCTTGTTCAAAAGTTCCGTAGTAGTTACCATCCACGATTGACATGAATAGGTCTTTCTGGGCTAAGTCATTATCATTAGTGAAAACAATCCCCTCTGAAGAGTTAACTACTGAAGCTAACTTTCTGTCAAACTCTCTTTGCTCACTGTGTCCCAAAGAGGCTCTGTATTCTTTGAGATCTGCCTTTGCATTCCCAAGAAGAGAGAAGGCCTCTACTGCTGCTCCTACACTCCCACCCCTCATCCTCCTTACAGTCTCCTCTGTTATGAGACTCTCCGAGAATGGTATTAGTATTTCTACAAAGTCAGCAACTGCATGCATTCCACCCTTATTAGTAGAGAGGAGGTTGCCGTTAAGAAGGGCTTGCCTCTCCCTAAGCGTGGCATTAACTTCGTCACTTATGGCTACAGCATCTATTCGTATGTCTTCACTGACGAGGTCTTCATCCCCATCCGCTCCCATTCCAAGCTCTTTAGACATTAAGTCCATAGAGTTAGGCTTCTCTTGTTGGATGCCAGCCATGCTCATTACTAAGCTATCTACCTCCCCTTGGGAGAGATCCGGATTTAGCACCATCTGAGACGCTAGGTTATGACTTACTCTGACACTATCCTGATGCACTCTACTGGTAATATTGTCCATACCAGCTTGCCTCTCTTGGGCAGGCAGCTCAGAGAGTGCGGAGAAGGTTTGAAGTAGTTTCCCTTCTGTCCCCTCCATTAAGGCACCTTGTGCTGCTACTGTGTTGTCAGACAACTCAGACACAACTGAACTCTCTACAGGAGCTGCTGAGAAAGAACTTAAGTCCTCCTCCCCAACACTCCCAAACTTAGCTAAATCTGTCATATCATATCCTATTTATTCAGTCTTACCAGCAGAGAAGGCTGAAAAGCCTAGTTGCATCAAGGAGGCTCCCATTTGACCTTGTGCTAAGTCTTTGTTAGCTGCCGAGTTGAAGTTAGCTGCACTCTGGTTCAACCCAGAGACAGTTTGATTGGACAACGTAGCACCACTAGCAAAGGCTTGCCCCGCAGCTGCCAAGGTTTGACCACTACCAATGGTGGAGGCCTCTATGCTA